ATACTTTTCTACTGGAATACCATCACCATCATTAAACACAGTAATTTCTCCTGTTTCGCGGGAGTATGTCACTCGTATATTTCGCACTCGAATTGTCTTTGAATCACTTGACTCCCTTGTGCGAGTATATTGGTCAATGGCATTCACTACAATTTCATCGAAGATTTTGAATTCACCAGGCACAAACGAAACATTGCCCTTCTTCATTCTTCCAGATGTTTTGTCAAAATACCAGATTTCTTCAGTGGTTTTCTCCGTAGAACCTACATAAGTATCTGGTAGTTTAAGAACGTGTTCATGGTGTGTGAATTTTTGATATTTTTGATTTGCTGCCATAGTCTATTAACTGAATGTTATCTAAAACTCTCGTATTTTTTTAAATCAATTTTCTGCTTCATTTTTATTTAGGTAGTTTAAAGAACTAAAAATAAAAATATTTTACTTATTTAATAATGATGAAAACTAGTAGCATTTTATTAATAGTAATAGCTTTGGCAACATTTGCTCTTTTTTTTAGACTTTATCAAAGGAAACTAGATAAGTTGGAATCTAGTGAAGGTTTTCAATGTAAACCAAAAGCTACAGTATCAAAAATTACGGATCGCATTGACAAAACAATGAGAATTTACATTAATTCTAGTAATCCTATTGTAAAAGGTGGCACTGAAAAATTCACTATGGAACACATAAAACCAATGATGAATGACCTAAAAAACATATTATCACTTTATTTAACTAAATACTGTAATATTGAAATTACTAGAGGAACTGACACTAATGAATATGGTGTTCCAGTAGTGAATATTACAGTAAAAGACACCTTAGTAGAAAACACAGGAGGTAATAATATTATAGTAGAAACATTCCAGGGTTCAATCAATAATGATATTACAACAGTTAATAATTTCTTTGAACCTAAAAGTTATGAAGATCAAATTTATCAATGTAAATTCAATGAAAGTCTAGTTACTGAAGAGAAAAAATTGCCAGATAACTTAGGTTCATCCGTAAAAATAGGTTATGAATACACTTTCTCAACAGAAGATACTGAAAGTAATGTGGAAGGTAAATTGTTTTTAGTAAATGTCACTCAGGAAAACAAGGAGCATCTATTAAATTCTCAATCAAATAAAACAGCAAAAGGAGAGGCTACAATTACACCATTTGTAAACTCAGGAGACACCATAAAATTAGTTTTCAAGTGTGACGAAGATAATAACATAAATTGGACTAATATTAAAGACCTTAATTTAATTTATGTTCCAGATAATTTAGATGAAGATGAATTATTAGAAGATGAAGAAGAGGAATATAGTGAATTGTCGCTTCCATTTGAAGACCAAATTACTAAATTCTGTTATGACCGCAATGATTGTCCTTATTTCTACATTGACTTTAAAATATTAATTAAAGAACCAAGTATTGAATTAATTTCGTTTTTCACACTAGGTAAAATAAATGACGATGAAGATTTCTTACAATTAGTAGAGTTAATTGGTAATGGTAGAAAATATAATTCAGTTCAAAAGGGTATGTTTAGAGCAATTCACTTATCTAAAACATTCTTCTTTGCTAGAAAATATGCGGATGTTGATATAAACGAAAGGTGTCTCTTAGAAAAATTTACTAGTAATGAAAGTTTAGGTGAGGTTCTTAATAGAGAATTAGGCACTAGTGAATTTGATAATTCTACCCTTATAGAAGAATACTACTCCCAAAGAGGACAAAACCTACTCTTTATTAAAGAAAATATTAGAAATAACTTAATTAAAAGTTGTAAGAATGACAAATTAAAAGAATTTTTAGTTGAAAATAAGGATTCTATGGATACAATAACAAAACTAGACAAAAATTCCAATCTCCTTAAAAGTATGATAAATATGACAGGAGACTTTAGTGGCGAAAACGACAAGGAAATTGATAAAATTAGTAGTAAATGGAACGAATTTCACTCTATGTATAATTCACAATTAGAAGACCTTTTAGTTGAAAAATTAGATTTAACAGATTCTAACCATAGAATAGAGAGAGACACTCATAAATATCGCATTAATAAATATAAACAAGAATTAGAAAAAATACGAAAAGATAATAATCCTAATAGTGAAAGTTACGATAAATTTTATAGAAATCAGGAAGTATCACTTCAAAATCAAAATGATGGAACCGTGCTAAATTATTCAAGAGTATCAGATCGTGGTAAATTTGTAGATAAATACATGATATTTGCCAATGGTGGTTGCCTTAAGAATTTAGGTGGGAAATTAGTTATTGAATATGACTATAATTTCCAAAGAAATAACCCTAATTTACACTTTAATTTTGAAGTAATAAACAATCCAAAAGACTACATTGCTAAGATGAATTTATCTTTGGTAGATGAAAAGCGTAACCGTAATTTCACTATGAATGAAGTTCCAACAGTTCTCATTTCACCTGTAGGAATGTATGGAAGAGTATTGGCTATTGAAAATGAAAATATATTTTTGAGAAATTGTAATGGAAAATTAAGCGAAAGATTTAGATTTCGCGAATTAATAGAAAGTCCTTGTGATTTCCCTGAAAAAGAAGTTAATTAATAGTTTCTCTGTTTTTAATTTCTCTTTTTATAATAATAACATATGCGAAAAGCAATAGTAATAGGTATTATTTTATCAATCGCAGTTTTAATTGCTGTTGTTGTTTACCTTTTTAATACAAAAAAGGAAGGGTTTCAGGATAATAGCGGTAAAACAATAAAACAGTTAGTAAATGAAATCCCTTTGGAAAGTTTACAAGACGGTGAAACGTATTATATGAGAATTAAACCTGTAGGACCTCATCATATACGTTATAACCAAACAAGTATCAAATACTTGACTTCAACACCTGCTAATAGTGCTGCAAGAACAACTGAAAATCCCAAATTAGCTGTGCCACTTAAAGTTGTTGTGGCTAATAGGGGTGGTTTTTTTCTCACTACCCCTGCCCCTAAAGGTTATATTTTAGGTCGTAATAGTAGAGAGGTAAGATTTAGGACAAGTGGTTATAAAGTTGAAAGTTGGACTTGGTGGAAAATGGAAGGAACTAATTTAAAATCGATAGAAGGTTATTACCTTTACTTTAGAGATAATTATTTAAAAATAACAGAGTTAAAAAATATACCGCCATTTAAAACAAATATTGAATTTCTAAGATCGTCATTAGTTGATGAACTAGTAAATCCAAAAATGACTAACATACCATTAGAGAATGAAGGTAAATATAGAATAAAAATTACAGATGGCACAAAATCAAAATATGTAGCATTTACTTATGAACGTAGTAGATGGAGATATAAAACAATTCCAGAAGATAAAAAGGTAGTTAGTAATATTTTTATGGTTAGAGACTATAATAAAGATACAGGTATGTTTTATTTAGATGATAAATTTAAAAATTATGGTCATTTTAAGTCCAGACATAATTTTAGATTAGATGGTAATGAATGGGTTGCCAGAGAACCTGATAAAAAAAATATAAATACCCAAATGTATTATAAAAAAATTGGGAATAAAGCAGTTTTAGTTTTAAAAAACAAACATCTTGGGTTAGAGTATGTTACACTCAAAGACGACATAAATAGTGAGTTTTCTGGCTTAACAATAAAAAATTTTATAAGTGATTTTAATGATAAATCTATAAGTGTTGAACTTGAAAAAGTAGATGATAATGTTGTAAGTCCTGTTCCAACAAGGGAAGAGACATATCCAGGTTCTAATGGACAAGAAATAAAGGGTGATTATCCTGTTTATTATAAAATAAAAACTACTACATACACTAAAGAATATAATAAATTGAAAGTAAGTGATGAATATTACTTAGGTGGAAATGAAGATGAATATAGAGGAGACCTTATGACATTAACTAGAGATTTAAACAATGGAGGAATTTTTAGTGTAACAAGTTCTAATATGAAAGAATTTTTTATTAATAAAATTAACTTTAATGATAAATATGAAGTCATAGAAAAAAAAAGAATCAGAGCAGTTAATAGCAATTTTAAATTAGACCCATTAAGTACAACTAATTATACTAAATGGAGTAAATTTTCTTATGACCCTCTACTGAGATTATTAAATTCTTACCAAACTAACATCTATACACATGCTCACCCTTATGATGGTAGAATAGAACTTAGAAATCATGTACATCATCATACCGTTGATATTTTTTGGAGGAGAACAGTTTTTGAATTTATTGACGTAACTGATGAAATAAAATACAAAAAATTACATGCTATCGAGGGACCCAAAAGAGAATTAGCAGAAGCAAAAAAATTAGAGGATTTATATAAACAAAAACAAGAGGAATATACTAGAGAAAGAGCAACTGAGCAAGCAAAAATAGATAAATTGAAAGCTGATCTAAACAGCAAATTAACTGAATTAACTGAAAAAAACCAGCAAGACTTGGAATCTGCCCAATTAAGTCATAATCAGCAAATAGCGAGTCAAAGACAAGATACCGATACGAGATTAAATACTATTAGAGCAGAAGTCAATGCTGCCCTAGCTTCTAAACAAACCACTATTAATAATAAACAAACTGAATTAGAGAACAAAACTGCTGAACTCAATTTGAAAATATCACAATTAGACACCCAACACGCAAATGATTTATTAATTAAACAAACAGAGATAAATAATGCTATTAGAGCTGAAGAACTAAAATTAGAAACATTCAAAACTAATAATGCTACAGCATTGGCAAGAGAAGAATTAACGGCACAACAGAAAATAGCAGCTATTGATGATAGAATAAAACAGGCACAAGAAACTGAAGACGCACGATATGAAGAAATTAAAAAAGCTGGACAACTACAAATAGAAGAAATTGAATCTTCATTAGAAGTCCAAAAGAAAAATGCCCAATCTAGATTGGATTTAGAGCGTAAAAAAATAGATGATTCCATAAAAGAAATAAAACAAATGGCATATTCCAGAGAAAAGAATGCCAAACTTGAAGCAATTAAGAAAGTTCAAGATGAAATTGACCAATTAAATCGTGACGTATTAGCTGTTGAAGAAGAAGCCGCATTAAAGATTGCTGAAGCAGAAGAAAAGATAAAACAGGCAATGGCAAATTCTCCAGCTAAAAAATATGTAAAATCGAAGGTTAAGATTTCACCAGATATACAAAAATATATCAATGAAGAATTAGCAAAATATTCTGATAAGAATTCACTTCCCACGGTTACACAATTAGAACAATTGAAGAAATTATCAACAGACAATAGTGCTGAAAAACTCGCAAGTATTCCAGGTTTATTGAAAAAATTCAGCGATAATACACAAAGCTACATGGATTTTCACAATTCATATGAAGACCAATTAAAAGAAATATTAGAAACAAAGTTCGATGCTGAAAAACGTGCTAATATTGAAATTCAAAAAAGAAATGCTACTCGTTTAAATAGACTAAAATCCGAAATTACTAATTATGCCGATGTCAACAAAATAAATTTAATGAAACAAGAAATTAAAGCAGATACCTCTAAAGCTGGAACATTAAGAAATATAGGTGATGGCACAATGTTGAATTTTGATAAAACCAATGACAACAAACACGTTGTTCTTAAAATGTCTGGTGAAAAGATGATAATGCAAGATGGAGAATTAAAAAAAGATGCTAATGGAGAGGTTCAAGGTTGTCTTACATTCGACAGTTCCCAAAATAGATTAGGAACACCAGCATTAACCTGCTGTAACATAAATAATAGTCAATCCCCAGAATTATCTTTCCGTGTTTCAAAAATTAATAACAAAGACGAATATAATAAATTACTTACAAAAATATCACCAGAAACAAAGAGCTTAGCAACAGACTATGATACAATAAATTATCCTTTCTCAGTTGTAGAACCACAATTAAGTCCAGGATATTGTGTTTCCGTTGAAGACCAGAAAGTTCGAATTTTACCTTGCGAAAAAGAAAGTAACCAAAGATATAGAAAGTTAAATTATCAAGTCAAGAAGAATTGTGGATTAAATTAAAAATGTAAGGATATATTATAATGGATAAACTAATTTTATTTTTATTGTTAGTATTAATTCTAATTAATGTTTTTTTAGCATTAAAATTAAATGATAAAACAGAAGGATTCAGGGATTTGAATTTAACTGACATAGATAAATCAGTGCCTCTATGGAGAGTAATTGATTATCTTGATAAAATAGGACTTCCTAGGGAAATTTCATTAGAATATGCTGCCACGATAAAGGCGGAAGACCCTGATGACCAGGCAGAATTAGATGAATTTATTGCTTTAATGAAACAGAGCAAGTTAGTTATAACAGATAAAGATTTAGAAGGAATAAATATTCCACTCAAAAAAGTAGGATTAGTGGATTCTCTTAATTACTTACGTGCTAATGTTCATGCCTTAAAACTATATGACGCATATAATAAATTTAATTACCAGGTATTAAATAAAATGAGGGAAAAAAATAATGTAATCTATTAATATATGGATACTAAATATCTCAATTTCTTTCTTATTTTAGTAATAGTATTACTTGTAGTACTTAACTTTTGGGCTAATTATAGAAAATCAGAACATTTTCAGGTAGTAGATAAAATTAATGATTCTATTAACAAAACTATGAACAATAATAAAAGCAATAATAACGTAAATGAAAATAGTGACCTAGGAAACCCAGATAATTTAAAAGCCATGATGGAGGCACTCTCAAATTCCGAAGCATTATGTGATGAACTTGAAAAACGCCAGGAAAATCGTGACCTTCTCAAACAATATTCAATAAACAAAAATACTATACAAGAATTGAATAGTCAAAGAAAGAGAATAGAGGAATTACGCCGTGTATTAAATCACCTCAGAAGAGAAAAGAAACAACGCGAATTAGTTGCCAACAAATGTAAAGTAAGGGCACAAAAAGACCTCAATAAAGACTATACATTAGTCAAAAATTTAGAAGATTCTGGTCTATTAAAAGACACATCTGTTAAAGTAAATCTTAACGTTTCAGAACAATTAAAACGCAATTTACAACGCCTTAAAACTAATGATGGAACCAATTCGGTAACTAGTGATAATGGGGTTCCTCCACCAAGACACTTAACAAAAAAATGTAAATCTGTAGATACAAAAAAATTCATTCATGCCGATAAATTAAGAGGAAAATGCCATAATTGCGATGTTGATAAACTGGTAAAAAAAAACCTTTACCTTAAAAAGGATTTCTCCGGAAAATAAAATAGGTATTAATTATATATGTCTCCAATGATAATAATAACTTCTGTTTTAATTGTGTCACTAGTAATATTTATTTATTACAAAAGTCGTATAGAAAGATTTTCAGCAAACAAATACCTGGATACAATGGATATTAGTAACGAAATGTTTTCTAAATTCTGTAGAAAACTTAGAGTATTAGATAAACCCAACGAATTCAATCTACTTTTAATTAAAATGAAAGAAGAAGAAGTTCGAAAAAACAATAAATTAATAGGTGATTTAGTAAAGGAAGTGAATCAATTACAACGCGATATCATAAACTCTGATATTAGTCTTAAAAACATTTACAAGTTAGATACCCATTTACAATCTAAACAACAGGGACAAGTAATAGATAAGGCAGTTGATAATATTAAAAATCGTGGAACTATTATAGCCAATTTAGTATAATCCTTTTTTTTTATATTTGTATTTATTATATGATGTATAAACTTGTGCTACTTGTTTCTATTTTATTATTAATTCTTATTGTTTATAATAAAAACCCAGAACACTTCACTAATAATAATAATAATAATGATAATAATGATGATGAAGATAAATTAAAGAGAATTGTTTGTAACATAATTCCTGGTTTCAAAAACGACTATATTGGAACATTTTTCCCAGAAAAGGGTGGTTCTAATAATACACTTATTACTACTAGGTCATTAGAAAGTAATCGCTGGATGGGTCCAGTAAAGAATGGCTCACCAGGTAAAGGTAGTGTTATTGTGGATTTATCTTATGACGCTAACCGTCATCTTATGTGTGTAGGATTAACATTGAAGAAGGGAAATTCTAACTTCAAAATTTATCGCAAAAAAACGGCAGATATTACAAGTGAATGGGTGGAAGTGCCTAGTAACACTCAAATAAGAAGCATAATATTTGATACTGATGGTAAATTGATGGGTTGTGGTAGCGATGGACAAATATATAAAAAGACAACTGAAGACTTTACTAATCCTGAATGGGATGGTCCTATAAATTTCGATTTACCAATGAAAAAGATTTTCTTCGATAAGGACCTCTATTTATTAGGTATTGGTTTAGAAGACAATAAATTATACAAAAAGCGCGGATTTTTCTGGAGCGAAGAAAACTGGGATACAAACAATGTAAATGAAAATCAAATATACGATGCCTTCCATGCTTTAGATGGTAGATTAATAGCAACTAGTCACCGTGGATTATTAAAACAGAAGAATGCCGATTTCATGAGTCCATATTATCTGTTAAGTGAAGTCCCCAAGGAAAAAACTGATAAAATTTTAAATAAGAATGACGTATTTATGTTTCGCACTGGACTAAGAGATTTAACTGTTGATAAGATTGTTGAAGATACTGACGATAAAGGTGTATTATTAGAGAGTCCTCTTCAACGCATACTAGAATTTAAACGTAATTCTAAGAAGGTCTGTAAAAATAAAAGAAACTTTATGTCCAAGAAAGTATCCGATAATTACTCTAATATACTTCTTGTAAATAAACAAGCGCAAACAATAGATAACTTAGAAAACTTAATTTCACAATATGAAAATACTATGGATTATCGTGTAAATTACGGAGGTGAAAATGGAAATGGAAATGGAAATGGAAATGGAAATGATAATGTTTCAGTTGAAGAAAATACACAAGACGATATGATGAACAATTAATTATTTTACTTTACCAGAAACAACTAAATTGTTCTTGAGTCCTTCAGGATGTATATTAAATCCAAGACTAAATCTATCTGTATTTGAATAAATGCTATGCCATATCATTTTATCCCAATTATCAGTCCCATAAACATAAAATATATTAGCGTATTCATTTGCGTCTTTTAAATTAACCACTTGATTAGACTCTGGATTTATATAATTAAAATACGAATCGCCTTTTCCTGTTGCTATAAAATACATTCTATATCCATTAACATGATAAGCGTTAGTATGCCATTCTCTAAAAGCTCCTTTAGGATAGTAGAAATTTCCACGTGCTTCCATACCTAAATCTAGCATTTCCTTCATTTGTGACTTATCCCAATAATAATCAGGAAAGCTTTTATCATTAACAGTATGGATATATTTGCCATTAAGAATTCTCCAGACGTCATTGTAGGGTTCTCTTGTTTTAGGTAATGTTTTTCCTCTATAGGAGCAATCTACTTCAAATTGGTCATATCTTCTTTTATCGGGATATCCCATAATTTCACTACGCATTTCGGTGAAATATTTATTTCTATTTATAACATTATTTAGTAGAATGGTTTGTTCAGTAGGATTTGTGCCATAGTTACACATACCTTTGTATTCATTCCATAACTTTCCTAGTATTGGAAAATCAGAGGTAATTCTCGATATAGGAACTTGAATTACGTGCTCAGTTTTTCCAGAACTTTTACTTTGTTCCAAGAATAATTTATCTATATAAGAATTCATTAATTATAATTAATTTTTTTTATTTCATTTTTAGACACGGATAAAAATATCTGTTTTATATAAGATGAATGTTCTATTAGCATTATCACTAATATTTATATTCTATTATCTGTTTGTTTTAAATGACAAATTAGTAACCAAAGAACATTTTCAAGGTGAAACGGATAAAATATTGAAGGATATAAAAATATATTTTAGCAAGCGTATTAATGAAGGTAATCAAGGAGGTTCTATAGATGAATTAAAAAACATTATTGGTGCTGAAAGTGTCACACTTGATAACTTTACAGAACCTCTTGTAGTAAATAAGAGTGTTGAAACTAATGAAACTAAAATAATGTCGGACTCCCCGGTATTTATACCAAATAATCTCTATGTAAATGGAGATTTTAAAATAAGTAATAAGGATACCAATTCAACTCTTAGTAAAAATTTATGTATGGGAAATAATTGCTACTCCGAGCAAGATATACTTTATATTATACAAGACTTACTCCCCTATTATAAATACACTTCATCAGGAGAGTCAGACCTAAAAGAATTATGCTTTGAAAATTATGAAACATTGAATAGCGTTTTTGAATTACCTCCATTAGAAGTCTTACCTATTAGAGAAGGACTGGGTTATTCAGGCCAACTAATATCTTTAAGGGAAATTGTTAGAGAATATGACTTTGATATTTCCGATACTAATATAGATAAAAATCTCGTTTTAGCAAATTCTCTTAGAACTGACTACAATGTAATAAATTTTATTGAAAAATATCCAAGTATTTTACCTTTGTTTTTGGAGAATATTGGAGTTAGTGAAAAACCTACAGAATTTATCAATAATTTTAGAAATGAAACTATAGAAAAATATAATAACACTAGAGAAACTGTAAATGTTAAAGTAGATAAAATAACACGTGACAATTGTATTAATGGAGAACACCTTAGAATATTAAAAGGAGAAACTCCTATAAAATTAACAACAGAAGATGAAAGAATAAAACAAAAAACTAAATTGAATGGAAGTGAAAATTGGCACACTAATGTTATAGATGGTATGAGAAAGTGGTACACCGCTAATAATAGATTACGACGTGATTATGCTGGTGAAAAGGGAGTTCAAATGTATGCTGATCCAGATATTTATTATAATAAATCTATTAAATTGCCTGAAAATGAAATAACTGAATTACCTTATCTAAACGAACAGCACTTTGAAGTCCATGGTATAAATGACGATGACAACGATTGTATGAATTATAAAAAACTGAAAATAGCAACAATGAGTAAAAGTAAAAAGGGCGATGAATTACAAAGAAATGGAAGTTTCAATATAGAAGTAGCAACAGGAAAAGAAGGTGAAACTGGTGTATTCTGTAAACCAGAATAAAAAATTAAAATATTTTTTTATATTAAATGGAAAAGATACTAGTTTTTCTTATTCTTATAGCTATTGTCATAGTTCTATTTACAAAACCATTCGAAGGTTTTCAAAATACAAATAGCGATGTGTCTAAATTTAAAGGAAGTGTTCATGTAAGAGGTCGCGTTAATGTATTAGCAAATGATAATCAAAAGGTGAAATTTGATAAGTTATGTATTAAAGATTCTAAGACTGGTCTAACAAGTTGTATTGATAGTCAAAAAATGGCATATTTAGTTAATAATCGTGACCATAGACTCAAATTATTTTGTTTAGGTAATACCTGTATTAGTAAAAACCATCTTGATATTCTTCACGGTAAAAACACATTTAAATTAAGAGATTTGAGCGAAAATGAATGTTTATCAACAATAGGAAATAAGAATATCCATTGGAGAGAAAGTTGGAAATACGCTCAACACGATGATAATGATGATGCCAGACAACAACTTCTTCAAAATCCTATTACATATGCCAAATGTCAAGACAAAAAAAATATTAATTTTAAACTTGAACCAATTAATGGTGACAATATAAACAAGCGATTAAATGTTCCATTAAATGAATCTTCTAATGTTGGATACAAATCTATTTCAGACAATTATATACGCGCAAAACCTTCGAAAGAACAAAAAGTAGCATTCTCAACTTAATTTATTTCTTGTATTTTAATAGGTATGATTATTTTTCTATTATTAATATTATTATTTATAACATTAGAGAAAATATTTTTTCATAGTTTAGAAAGATTCATAGATACAGACTATGATTATTTCTATAATGGAGATGTTCTCATTGATACACGTAAAAATAAAATAGGTGTTGGAGTAGGAAATAATAGTGATTCACGATACGCAATTAATGTTGGTGGAACTTTATTTGTTCGCGATAAATTATGTTACGGCAACACTTGTTTAGATGCTAAGATGTTAAAACTTCTTTCAAATGTGCCACATTTTAAACCAGATAAATTATGTCTTAGAACACCAGATAATGATAAAGTTTGTATAACTGAAGAACATCTTCAATTATTGACAGGTCAGCGAGCATTACGATTAAAGTCTGGTATTACTGATAATAGAACTAATGTAGAAAAACCAAGATACTTTAGAAGACATAATTTCTATGCTCATCCAAATCATGATGATAATGATGATTATTATCCTCCCCATTGTGGACCAGGTGACATAAATTATCAAGGAAACACATGTTCTCATTCAACTGGAGGAAAAGGAAATTTCCGTGGATATGTAGCAAATCCTGTTATGGATAAGTTTAACGGAACTAAAGAAGACAAATCCTGTTTCGTACTGAACAGGGGAGTTAAATGGCAGGAAGATTTCCCTAATGCCGATAAGTTCGCCATTCAAGTTAATCCAGATAATTCAAGAGAAAAATATTTCCCCGATAGTGTTAAAAGAAACTTCAAGTCTAGACCAATAAACTACAAATGTTTTACCAATACTTAAACACTATAACATTTTTTTTAATAGATATGGACTGTAAGCACTTTACAGACAATTTACTAGAAGCTGGGATAGATGAAGTAGCACGTGGATGCCTAGCAGGACCAGTTTATGCGGCAGCTGTTATTATGCCTCGTGACACACTTGAAGCTACACCTTACATTCTCAGAGATTCTAAAAAAGTTAATAGGGAG